TTTGCTTGCTTTACTGGATCACCAGTAAAAATTCCGCTTGCGCCACTTGCAATAGAGTATTTAGTAGTACCTGTTGTTCCGCCTGGGGCAGAACCAACTTTTGCTATTGGTCTTAAACCAAAAGCTTGGTCTATGTTAGCCATAGTAGTCTCCTAAATTATTTTAGAGACAATAATCTTACCAATTAAGACTTCTTGCCCCCAAATGTTACTCTGCTTTGCCTCTCCTGATGGATTGGCATGCTTGGGTGCTCGTCTTTATGTAGATCTTTTTCAATCGCATTTGTCTTATCGTTTGTAAGATTACGGAAATATTCATCCCGGTCCTCTTTTACTTCAACAGGACATCGCATTAAAATTAATCCGCCTGTTCCTATAACGCCTTTGTATTTACCATCGTCGATAGATGGAAGATCCATTCTATCGGGATATTCATCTGCTCTCACAAGTTCATATCCACTTCGTAATCTACCGATGACATTTTTTTCATCTTGTTGACCACGATACTCAGCCCTTACCCACCTATGGTGAAAACCTTCTGGTGGTTCTGGTGCGTCTAGGTTTGATGGAGGAACCCATCCCCTCTTTCGAGTCACCTTTTCACGGGTTTCTTGTTTGCGTGATAGGTTTTTTATTCCTTTTGTAGTCATATTACGCCTCCTTCACGTGTTTTGCGTATTCTTCAAGTGGCACACCAAGTTTTCTTGCAATAGCTACCTGTGAGGGTGTGAGTTTCACAGTGCGGCGACCAGTGGTCGTTTTTCTAACAGCTGACGCAACTTTTTGCGTTGGCTTGTTTTGATCCTCAAATTTTTGAGGAAACTCTTTTCGGATTCTCCGATCAATTTCATTATAATACTCATCTGAGCTTGCGTCAAATCCTTCTGCAACTATTTCATCATGTAATGACATCGCAGTATAAGTCATTGCCTTATCAGTTCCAAACCATTTGTTTTCTGAGGCCCATTCTTGAGCTTTAGGGTCTGGTGATGGTTGAGCTTGTGGATCAGCCATTTTAATAGCATCCTCAACTGTAGGTTGCTCTTTTGGCTTCATTGACTCTTCCTGCTCTAATTTGTTTTTTCTTATTCTAAATCTTTCTTTTTCAATAGCCAGTTGAGCCATTTTTTGCTGTGCCTCAACTTGTTTTTCAACATTTTGCTCTTCTATCGCTTTTTGATATGCCGTGTTAAGTAATTGTTCAGTTGAAGCAATTTGTGCTTCATCTGAAGTTATTCTTTCACGTGAAGTGCTTAAAGTAGATGCTTGTAAATTTTTATTCTCTTCTTGCACTTTTTTTGCATAATCTATAGCTGCTTGTTCTCGCCTTTCAGCTTCACGCATTTTTTTTGTGAGTTTATCAATTCTTCTTTGGACAGACTGTGAATAGTCATTTAACTCTTCATCTTTTGATTTATTGTCTTTAATCTCAACTTGAGGATCTTCTTCCTGAACCTCTATTTTTTCTTCTGGTTCAACAGATTTTTCTTTTTTTTCATCTAAAGTAACTTCGACAGCTTCTCCCGAAGTATCTATAGGTACCATTTTATCTTGCTCTGATTGCACTTGTGGTTGCATAGACTTCTCCATGTTTATAATATGTTAGCTGGCAAAATGTCACGAGGATCATCAATAACAGCCAGTATTTCATCGTCATTAATAATCCTTAACTCACCACCATCAATCCTAATTCTGGATCCCGCATAGCGAGTAATTAATACCCAGTCGTCCACTTTACACCATGAACCACTTGGAAACTTTTCTTTATCTTTATAACATTCTGGACCCATTTTTAAAACCTTACAAATATTTGTGGTCAATTGTGATTCTTGAACTGTTTCATCAGTTAAATATAATCCAGATTTAGTTTTGGATTCTAATTTTAATGGGAATAATGTTATTCTATATCCGGTCGGATTAGGAACTTTATCCAGCTCTTTTTTTTGTTTTTCAACAGCTTTACCATCCCAGATATGTTTTGGTACGATAAGTTTTGGTTTAGTCATCATCTAGCTCCGTTTTTCTAAGCAGGTCCGTGAGTTCCTGTTCCTCTTGTTTTAACGCTGCAAGTTTACCTGTAAGATATCTATAATCATCCCAGGTTTTGCAAAGTCCACTTAATATAGACTCTTCTACTTGCTTTTGTCTAGCAATTAATTCTTTTTTATAATGTGAAAAAAAATTTTCTATGCGCATGATTTCATTAGGTCGGACAATTTTTTGCAGCGATTTGGAGTTTGTTTATTCCATTTGGAATCTAACATCTCATAACTTGCACCTAAAAAATTGTCTTCCTGCAGGCATTTCCACATATTTTTAAACTTAGACACGCCTGTCTGTCCAAGTTGAAAACACATCTCTGTAATGACGTGTTCGGCCTTTTCTGGTAATTGCACTATGTTATTTTGTGCACATAATTGTTTCATTTGTGCAATAGCTCTACTTAAATCTTTATCAAAAACTGATTGTAAATCTTCTTCAGTGTATTCGACACCGGGTTCAAACGGATCACCTGAAACAACCTTATGACCCCAACCTATTGTGTCAAAACCTTCAGTATCCTGATAAATTTTATTTCGAAAGCCTTCGCTTAATTTAACTGACTCTGATAATTCTTCATAACTCATACTTTTATCCTTCTCTTTATCACATTCTGCAAAGTCTTTGCTTGTCCAGCGTGAGACTTTGATGCTTTTTTTAAACTTTTAATTACTTTTTTTACCTTTTTCTTTTGTGCTTTTTTCATTATTTCTTAAACATATTGATCGCACCGGCACCAGCCTTAATCCCAAAACTCGCAGAAATCGCAATATATAAGAGATTGTGGTAGTATGACGGCAAATCTTGTAAGGCAATAAACCCTTTATGTATATGTTCTTGAAAAGGCGTGAATACTAAAACGGCTGGAAGAAGTAGGACAATTAAACTTACCTCATCTTTCCACGACCCTTTCATTTGGTCCACAGCACTTTGCTCCCACTTAACTTTACCAGCGATTTGATCTTCTTTAAGTTTTTGAGTTGCCTTTATGGTTGTTAATTTTAATTCTTGTTTTGCTTTTTTTGTTTCTACAAAACCCTTGACGCCATCTGCGACGACGCCAAGTAAAGGTTTAGCTAATAATTGCCACATTAAATTTCTAGATTGCTCCTATAATTACTATTACGATTATCGCCACAATAGCAGCTTTAATCCAATCCTTCATCTTCCAATCCGACCATTCTTTCAAATGTGCCCATAGATCTTTTAGTAAGTTCATACAAACCTCCTTTTTAAGCAGCGCAGTATACTACTTTACTCCTTTAAAGGGAACTTTTTTAATTTGTTGTTTACTTGTTTGTCCTTGCGGTCCTGATCCTTTATTCTGTTTTACGACAAATGGCGAAAAAGTTATCGCTGCATCCGATCCTACTACAGGGTTAGGAAAAGGATTTGTTTGTTTAACAACCTCAGTTTTAGTTTTTTTAAAGTTCATAATTACCTCCTTGCCTTTCCATATCCACGTAATGCTAGTCTACCAGCTTTTTTTAATTTTTCTCTACGTCTTTCCTCTGGTGCATCTTTTATACCTTTTAGTTTACCTTTTTCTAGTGTCATAGATCCACCCATGGCTTTTTTCTTAGGCTTCTTAACTACTCCACGACCCATTAATATATCTTTCATTGTAACTTTACCATCACCACTTAGATCAGGAAAACCACCTTTCTTTAATCCTTGTGCTTTTAATCTTTTTGTTGCTTCCATAAGACCACCTCCTTTTACCTCCATTATTTTCGTTCCACTAGCACTTTTTTTAGGGACCATTTTAAAATGTGGAGTTCCAGGTATGTCTTGTTTTTCCATTACTGTAGCGCCTTTTTCTACATTCTTTTTTTGTTCTTCTGTTAACTTTTGTTTTTTAGTTTTTGGAGCTGCTTTACCTTGAGCTGGTTCACCTTTTCGTCGTAAAAGTTTATCTAACCCTTTTTGAGTTGGCGGAAGTTTCCTACCTTTAGGTTTTTTTGCTTGTGATGGTTTCTCTGGCATTAATGTATCGTTGGTTTAACTAAATTAAGTAAATCATAACCACTATGATCTAGCAATTTTTGTGCTTCATTAGGGTTAAAATGATTTTGATAAATTATTTTAGCAACACCCAACATAGCTCCCGCTAAAAGTACACTATCTTGTTCACTTTGACTAGAATTTTCTGCAAATTCCATCAAGGAATCAAAATATTTCGCTAATTTAACCTCTGCCTCTATCATTTTTCTTATCTAGATTAACATTTGCACGTAATTGTGCAATATCTTCGTTAGAATCAATCTTATCTTGCGCTATTTTTGCCTGTTGATCTAATTTAGCAGCGTCAAGTTCTATTTTTTGCTGGTCATTTTGTGATTTTCTTTGAATATCTTGCGCTCTTAGTTGTAATTCCTGCTCTTTTAAACCTATTAAAGGATCTTGCCCTTGTCCAGACATAGCTTGTTGCTCTTCAATAAACATTTCTTCAATAAATTCTGTTGCTTTTACAGAAACTTGCTTTTCTATTTCAGTTTGAAATTGTTGTTGTAATTCTGGAGGTATTTGACCTCCAAATTTTTGTGCCTCAGCCTGTATTATTTCAGCATTTTCAGCCTCAACTACACCTCTAGCTAATAAAGATATGTGTTCCATAATATGAGCCTGTAAAATTGTTGTTGCTTGTGGATTTGCACGCACTAAAATTGATGACATAAAAGTTCTGTGTGCATCAATGTGAGATTGATGGTCTTGTTGTCTAAAAGCAATTAATTTTTTGCCTAATAAAGAATCTGAATTTTCTATTGCAGGGTCTCTTGGCGTAGGTGACTTTGGCGGAGGTAGAATTGCATCAATATCTTTAACTCCGAGTGATTGATACATTCTTTTGTAAGCCTCATACAAATTGTGCGATTGTGGATCTGATTGTGCCATTTGTAATTGTGTTTGTGCTAACGTTACACGTTGAGACATTGAAAAAATATTTGGATCTGACACAGGCATAATATCAACACGCTCATCAAAGTCTGAAGTTTTTATGCTTGGGACTGCATTATCACCAACTTCATAAGGATACCTTGGCGCAGTAAAATCTTTAAAAATTTTTGCTAATAAATTAAATTCTATTTTTTGTGCATAATGCAATCTTTTATGTATTGCACTCATCACTCTTGATCCTCGTTCGATAAGAGCCATTGTTGTGCCAACAGGTGCATTAGCAGCAACTGAGTCGCCTATTTTTTGATCTGCAATTGTGGCAAATCTTTGACCTGCTTGAACAACAAAACCTAATAATTGAAATAATGTTGAGTCAGGTCCCTTAAAAGGTAACGGCATAAGTCCAGCACGCAAATCACCGCTTGGTGCATCTACATCTCTAAACTCACCAGGCTGTATTGGATTGTCGTCATCACGTATTCTAAGTCCTCTTGCTTTAAATCCTGCTGGTAAATTTGCCAATGTTCCAGCATCGAGTAGTTGTCTTAAAGCTGCAGTGGCAGTTCTAGATAAGCCACCTAACATATGTATTAATCCGTAACCATAAAAACCTAGTCCTGGTAAAAATTTGTAATGAACAAAAAATTGTTTTTTCTTTTTCAATGAATCCGTTTGATCATAGTTTCTGTATATAGATAATATTTTTTGCGAGCCTTCATCAATAGTCACAATATAAGGTAATTTAATACCGTCATCGTCTTCAAAACCTGGAATATCAAGGTCACAATGAATTTCTAACAAAGTGTAATTATCATTAGAATAAGCTGTGCTTGTTTGCCTAACACCATCTAATTTATTTACCGCATCTCTTATTTGACTGTTATCTTCATTAGGTTGCTCTTTTATATCAACTTCTCTATAAAGTCCTTGAACCTGTAATTTTCTAATTTCATTTTCGTTTCTTCTTAAAACATGTGTGACTCTTTCAGCTGAAGCCAAATCAGTAGAAGTATAAGGAACAACTAAATCATCACTTGGTATAAATTTAGAAACTGCTCTATCTAAAGTTGAATCGAAGTATATTTTTTTGAAAGATGAACCTGACAACGGCAGATAAAATAACATTTGATCTAAGTCAGGATCAAAGTCTTCCATAACATGCATTAGTTGATAGTTCATAAACTCTTGAACTCTTTGAGCTTGTTGTTCTTTTTGTGGGGTTGACTTTCCTATGATTTGCGTTCTTACTGGTCCGTTAGCTGGTAATAATTCTTTATAAGCTTGTGCTTGAAATTGTGTTACGGTTTCAGAAAGTAAAGGGTGAGTAACACCACTGGCTCCTTGAAAAGGTTGTGATCTGTCCTCATAATTAAAACCTAGAAGTTTTAAACCTTTTGCGTAAGCATCATGCCACTCTTCTCTAGAA